AAATTTCACAACAACTTGCCTCTTTCTGCTTCTCTGAAGACCATGAGAGGTGACACCCGTATCTCGGGCGCACGGAGCAAAGGCCCCCCATTTAGAGGTTTCTTTCTCGATTTTTTCCTGAGGGAGATTCATCTGGAACTCTCCCCAATGGGAACTTTCTATCACCTTCTCTGCTGTACCATCGCTTTTCTTCTTCGATTTATGCATCATGTATCCTGCAACTGCCCCAATAGTCGTCACTCCTGTTATAGTAGCCAGGAGAATCGACAAATTCGAGTTATGACGATCAATGTCTCTGCGGCCTCGAATATTATACCACTTAGTCACACAAAAAAGTCTAACTCGGTAATACGCAATTCGCACTTGGGAAGTAACTCCCAGCCAAACCATAGAAACTATGTATCTCATCGCTCGGCGCCTTATCACTTCTCTCCGAGCTCCTTCTACTGGAGCGGGAGGCACAGGCGCAGCACGTCGCAACGAAATGGTTCCAATGTAAATTCTCAATCTCAACAACCAAAACGTAAACGTAGACATTTGAGATTCTTCATCACAACCAAACACATCTGTGAAACACAACACAAATATGAAGAAACTGAACAAAACATACAAAGGGAAAAAGTTCCACCAAGATAGAACTTCACCCACCGCACAAACAATAGTCAAATCGCTTGCCAAAAGAAACATGCAGTCAAACTACCAAATAATACCAAGAATGGCACAAAATTGGCATTTGATCTCACAACTTTCGTTACGGCATAATAACTGGTCCCTCGAGAAATGGCAGAAATACTGGCCCTTCGAGGACGATTAACCGGAGTGAACGTCACATCAAAAATACTCTGATTAGTAACCCGAAGCATTTGTCTACAAAGATCCGCTTCTTGCTCTACCAAATTTAGCATTTCAACCTGATCTCCAAGACGCTCAACAACTTCAACCACTTCGGATTCTATTCGTTGATCTCTCGACTCAGCTTCCATACGTGCGAGCAACTCATTAGCTAACTCACCCGCAGGATCATCAAAGACTGCCTCAATAAATTCATCAATAGGACGATCATCTGAAGCTCTTGCAATTTCCTCTGCTGTCACCATCATAGCTGGAACTCCAGGAATTTCAAGAACACCATCTCCAGCTAAAACTGCAGGAAATGAATCTATCACAACGGAACCTTCTTTAACTTCCTCATGACCATACTTTCTGACAGGATTGAAGATTTCGTCCAACCAGGCCTCATCAGCAACTGGATTCTCAGGAACATCTTCTTTCACAACAGGAGGAACACCAAGAACTTCTTCTCGAGCTGGAACCACAGGAATATCAACAATTGAATTTCCTTGAACTTCAGCACCACAATCACACGGACGCTTAAAACACTCCAAACACAAAGGTGCAAATGCTATTCTCTCCTTAGTTTGCAGCTGCACATGCTCTTGCATGCGTTGCATTAAATATCGGAGAGCATCAGAACGCTTATCAAAAGCCACTATTGTTTCCATCTCATTTCGCACAGGATTGCTCAAAGGTTGGTCCAAATTAAATTCTGGAGCCACTGACTTAAAGACATATGTAAATGCTTCCTCAAAATACTTCTCTGAAACATTTTTAAAGTCAAAAGTGTATTTAGATGGATCTTTCGGCAGAACCTCCAAATAAATATGAAGTCGTCGCAAAATAGCGATAGGATTATTCACGTAATTATGAACTCCGAGTCTGTCTATATTGGAAGTTACACACAATGTCTTAACATTCCAAGGGACTTTTCCTTTATTATGAGCTTCAGCTTGTTCTGAAAAATTCCTTAACGTCTGCATAATTCGAATAATTCTGTTGAACGGATCATCTGCAACTCGGTCTGGCTTAGAAACTCCAAAATCATCAAGCAACACATGAGGACCTCCACTATATGGATCATCAAACTTAGAATCAACGCCTATAGCGACACTTTCCGTAGTCTTTAAATCCCACACGTGGGCGGAAATTCTCCAAATGTCGTTAATCATAGTGGTCTTGCCCACTCCTGGAGGACCAACAAGGGCCACTCCAAAAGGTAATGGACGAGATTCGCTTCCGGAGTTAAAATAATTAAACGCCGAAAACCTCGACTCAAAATGCCTCACCAATGGTTTTCCTAAAATTGCACTCAATTCTCGATATCTCTCATAATCAGCTATCAATTGAGGCAACCCTCCATCACGATACGGAAAATAATCTCTTTGATACACCACAATCGGTTCTGCGTCCATGGAATGCTCCACTTTCTTACGAAGAGTGGCATACTCCAAATGGTTTTCCATATGTTTTATATGCGCCTGAAACCTATTAGGAAACAATCGGGCCATAAAATCCAATCCTTTTTTCGCTATTGAAATCAACATGTCCAAGAAATCACAATCGCGTGCCATACTCACAATCAGCTGCTGCGCGACAGTAATATCCAAACTTGATTTAATTGCTTTTGCCATCAAAGCCAAAACAGAAGCTGAAAAGAACTTACTAAGAAGCTTTCGTAGATCACTCAAGGTGAACGCACGTAAATCATCAATCATAGACGCTGCTCCATACGGTGCATTTAAAGCATCATTAAATTCATCATCTATTTCTGCCTTAGACTTTTCCGACAATCTAACCCAGTCGAACTCTTCAAGTTCGGAGGCTTTCTCATCTGCTTTCCAAAAAGTTGGTGTTATATAGTCCAATACATCCTGGGTTGAAGGAATTTTTTCTGCAAATCCAATAGATTGCTTGCTTAGCCATTCTATAAAAGCGGCATATGTAAACTCAGTTAAACCGGGCAAATTCTGCAAAACTAACTGCATATAATCCTTATTATCTCTTACAAAAGAGAACAATTGGAGCAATCCAGCAGCTAATACATATCTGTCTTTTGTCCTAACATAAGCTTGCACTGTCACTATCAAAGACGTAACGTCGGCAGCAATACCAAGCGGATCTAATGGTGGAGTTGGTTGACCAGTATCTGTAACTGCATAATACTTGGGCTTCTCTTTTCCAGGAGTGAAATCCTTATGTCGACGCAAATTCTTAACAAACTCTTTGCGCTTCTTTCTTGTCTGCTTCTCAACATACACAGAGCGATCATCCTTAGGATTTTCTCCTTCCCATCCGTAATTGGGTGATTCCTTAAGCTTTTCTTTTTTTTTTACCAAAGCCACCTATAAACAACTGCATATCCGACAAAGGTCGGTAATAACATGCGCTCAAAGGATAGCCTCCTATGGACCAATGTCCATCTTTCAAATAAAAAGCTTTTTGACCAAGCAAAATTTTCTGAAATTCTTTCTGCGACTTTATTCCAATATTAATCAGAAAATTATCACGTCCGTCACAATACAATATAATGCTCGGTATCTCGTACAACGCGAGGAACTTACGCGCTGCATGAATAGTCCAACCCGATCTGCGGGTTGGGGGGGTGACTAATGAGCCGTCAGGCTCGAGCCACCAGGTGTCACAAGAACTAAAAGCAATCACTGCGTCTAGTGACACACCAATCTGCAGAAGCAAA